CGAATTTACGCCTCGCGGTCTGCAAAGAGCTACGGCTGGCCCTGAAGCATTTTTGGCTTACAGCGCTGGTGGCCCTTTGTTGGCGGCTGCTGATCTTGCGGCATCATCTCCGCGCCTGGTTGGGGAAGCTGCGTACAAGTACGGGCAGATGGCAAATGCTTTAAACAAAGCAAAGCAACCTGTTACCGACATATTTAAGAAACTGCCGGTATCTGCACAAGAGGCAAGACTTGCGGCTTTGTTGGCGGCTCAATCAAACCAGCCAGCCCGTATTGAGTTAAACAACATGCTTCCTAACAGGCCATAAACGAAGGATACAAAATGAGTTACAACGGCTCGGGCACATTTAACATTAACTCAACGGGTCAGCCCGTTGTTGCTGGCACGATCATCAGTGCGGCCACCTTTAACGCACTGACGGCAGACTTAGCCACGGGTCTGACCACGGCGCTAACAAAGGACGGCCAAACCACTGCAACGGCTCGGATACCCTTTGCTCAGGGAATTAACTCAACGCTAGTCACAGACGCTTCTAGTACGTCTACAGGCTCAATCATTACAGCCGGTGGCGTAGGCATTGCCAAAAAACTTTATGTAGGCACAGACGCTAACATTGCTGGCACATTGGCGGTTACTGGTGTGGCGACTTATAGCGCACAGCCCATTTTCTCTAGCTTGACTGCTTCTAGCGCTGTGGCAACTGATGCTTCAAAAGGACTAGTCAGTGTAACGAATACCGGCACAGGCTCAAATGTTTTGGCAACAAGCCCCACATTAGTTACGCCAGCATTAGGAACGCCATCATCCGGAACTTTGTCTTCATGCACAGTTGATGGCACAGATGCTGTTGGCTTTAGAAATATCCCGCAAAACAGCCAGAGTGCGGCCTACACGTTAGTTCTTGCTGATGCTGGCAAACATATTTTTCATCCATCAACTGATGCCAATGCGCGAACATTTACGATACCCGACAATGGTACTGTAGCTTATCCAATTGGCACGGCGATTACATTTATAAACATGACTAGCCAAGTGGTAACTATTGCTATCACAACAGACACAATGTATTTAAGCTCTGCTGGCACTACGGGATCACGCAGCCTTGCTCAATACGGATCGGCAACAGCAATCAAAATGACTTCAACAACTTGGTTAATTTCAGGAAGTGGGTTGACATGAGTGGCGCACTACAAGCTGTTTTTCAAAATCAAAGGTCATTTGTTCAAGCCTACATGGACGCTACAACGTCAGGGGCAAGTGTTGCCACTTCAGGTAATTACAAAATAGCTTCATTTAACGGGTCTGGTTCATTTACTGTTAACAGCCTTGGCGCGGATGTAACGGAAGGCGCGGCTGTTGATTATTTAGTTGTGGCCGGTGGCGGTGGCGGCGGTCATACTGGCGGTGCTGGTGGTGGCGCAGGCGGCATGAAATCTGGAACAGGTCAAGCTGTTACTGTTACCTCGTACACAATCACAGTCGGGGGAGGCGGTTCAGCGGGTAATCCCTCTCTGCCTGGTGGAATCTCTGGAAGTAGCTCGTCTTTTGCATCATTAGTTTCAACAACTGGCGGGGGTGGTGCTGGTGCTGCTGGTTCAACTGCGTTAAATGGCGGCTCTGGCGGCGGTGGCGCTAGCACTGGTACGACTACAGGAGGAACTGGCGTTTCAGGAGAAGGAAACGATGGCGGCACAGGCGGCAGTGTAGGCTATGGAAATAATGGTGGTGGTGGTGGCGGCAAGGGCGCGGTTGGTGGAAATTTTGCTGCATTTCGGGGCGGCAATGGCGGTAACGGCGCTACTTCATCAATAACAGGAACATCAACTTACTATGCTGGCGGCGGCGCAGGCGGCGGTGACAACGCAAGCACAGGAGGTTTAGGCGGCGGTGGCGATAAACTAACACCTGGCACAGCTAATACTGGTGGCGGCGGTGGTGGTAGAGGCGGGACAATTCCAGCCGGTAGCCCTGGCGCTGGTGGGTCGGGCATTGTAATCATAAAATGGAGATTCCAATAATGGCTAATTTTGCAGAATTGGACTCAAACAATGTTGTTTTAAGAGTTGTTGCTTTAGATAACTCTGTGATGAAAAATAGCCAAGACATTTATGTTGAACAACTTGGTATTGATTTTTTAAAAATGTTATTTGGCGCAGAAACAGTTTGGAAGCAAACAAGCTACAACACTAGGGCCGGAATTTATTACACGAACAACACTAATGAGCCTGCAACAGATCAATCGCAAGCATTTAGAAAAAATTACGCCGGAATTGGTTATGTTTACGATTTAACACGCGATGCTTTTGTTAGCCCAAAACCTGTGGTTTTACCGGATATGGAACAATATTTAACTTTTGATGAATTTTCTTGTTTGTGGAATTACAATCCTCCACAGTCAGAAGGTGCAATTGGGGTAACTCATGTCTAGTCCAATAACTGATTTAAAAGTTGTTAATAATGTGCTCGTAAAACTGCACAATTTTATTAATAAAGGCGATACCCATGAAGGCCATGCCCATGAATTTGACCACATAACTTTATTGGCGGCTGGTGCAGTAACTATGAAACATGATAACGGCGAGCAAGATTTTATTGCTCCGCATTTAATTGTTACGCCAAAAGGAATTAAACATCAATTTATTGCTTTAGAGCCAAATACTGTTTTTTGCTGCATTCATGCCATATCGGACACGCCATGAATGACATAACTTATCGTGAAATCTACGACAGGCTGGTGGCTGTTGAAGGCAAGGTCGATGCCCTGACGGAAAGCACCAAGGATGTCACGGCAGCATTTAATGCTGCTCAAGGTGCATTCAAGGTGCTGGAGACACTGAGCAAGCTGGCAAAGCCCCTGCTGTGGCTGGGCGGTCTGTTTGTGGCTGCTATGGCTTTATGGGATAGCTTTAAGGGGCGGTGATGATTGATCCGCTAACGGCACTGGCGGGTATACAAGCAGCGGTTGCGCTAATTAAGAAGGTTAGCAAGACTGTCGATGACGTATCCAGTCTTGGCCCCGTACTTGGGAAGTATTGGGACGCCAAGGCGGTAGCGACAAAGGCCGCTGTACAGGCTAAAAAATCAAAATCATCCATGTCGGTTGCGTTGCAAATCGAGTTATTTTTGGATGAGGCGAAAAGGTTTGAAAATCAGCTTGAACTCATGTTCATGCAAAGCGGTCGTGTAGACGTCTGGAACAAGATCAAAGCTAGGGCGGCGGCAATGGATGTTGAAGCGGCCCACGATGCTAGGCGCGAAAAGGAACTTGCTTCAAGGCGCAAAAAAGAGATTGATGAAGTCATTGAGTTAGCCTTGCTGGGGTTGGTATTTACCGCCATGCTAGGGGTTATTACTTACTTTGTCTTTGGCATTTTTGAGCAGTGTGGGGGCAAGTGCTGATGGCAGGCGATGAGCGCCTAAACCTGGTTGACAAGGTGCTGGCGTATGTGTCCAGCCCCTTTAGACTGTTTGCAATGGTGCTAATGGCTGTCTTGACGTTTGCTGGCTACTTTGTCTACACAAACCAAGACTTGTTGATAGGTGCTTACAAGGAATCTAAAAAGATTCCCAGCATTGCAGAAGATCGTGTGGAGGACGCAGCGGCCCACTTGTTTAAGCAGTCTGGTGCGCTGGTCGTGGCGATCTTTAAAGTTAACAGCATGTTTGGGACTCGCATCTTGCATCGGGCTTATACCAAGAATGGCAGAGACAAAACAAATGATGGGCTGGATGTTGGCCTGTTTACTCAGAATGCGGCCAACAACGCTGATGTTGTAAAGTTGATGGCAAGTGAAATTCCATGCGGTGATTACAAGTCGGCGCAATCAGAGATGGGGCTGTGGTATATCGCCAAAGGTGTGGCCTACACATGCCGCATTAGCGTACCACCAGAGCCAGGGCGCTTTGTCGGACAGATCACAGTGGGCTGGGCAACAGAGCCAGCAGACCTTGAGCAAAGCAAAGCAATGCTGCAAATCGCAGCAACCATGTTATCTAGGAGTAAACAGTAATGGATTGGCTAAAACAAATCGCGCCCACAATTGCCACGGCAATGGGTGGCCCACTGGCAGGCATGGCTGTGTCTGCAATCTCCAAAGCTATTGGTGTTGACCCTGACAAGGTGGGCGACCTGATTTCCAACAACAAGCTGTCAGCAGAGCAAATTGCTCAAGTCAAGATTGCTGAGATTGAGTTGCAGAAACAAGCTCAGGAGCTTGGCCTAAATTTTGAAAAGCTAGAAGTTGAAGATCGCAAGTCTGCGCGAGAGATGCAGGCCACCACCCGTAGCCTAATGCCGCCAATTCTTGCTGCCACAGTTACAGTGGGCTTTTTTGGCATCATGGTGATGATGTTTATTGGCAAAGTAGACAGCGCTAACCCTGCAATTTTGATGATGCTGGGAAGCCTTGGCACAGCTTGGACGGGCATTATTGCCTACTATTTTGGTTCATCTGCTGGCTCACAAGCCAAGACCGATTTACTCTCTAAAGCAGGGCCAGTGAAATGACCGAACACTTTACCCTTGCGGAGCTTACCGCCACTAGCCACCGGCAGTTCGACAATACGCCTAATGAGGCAGAGACTGCCAATCTTCAGCGGCTGGCTGAGTTTTTAGAACAAGTAAAAACAGCGTTAGACGGCAAGCCAATTATGATTAACAGCGCTTTTCGGTCTAAGCAAGTAAACGACTCTGTGGGCAGCAAAGACACTAGCCAGCACCGGACGGGCTGCGCGGCTGACTTTAAAGTGCCTGGCATGACACCAGACGCTGTGGTCAGGGCAATCATTGCGGCTGGCCTGCCCTACGACCAGATTATCCGTGAGTTTGATGCCTGGACGCACATTAGCATCAGCGACAAACCACGCAAGCAAGCACTAATCATTGATCGGGCGGGGACTCGCCCTTTTTCATAAGTTTGCGGTACGCTGCAATAGCGTCTTTAAGGTCGCATTGAAGTTGTTCAATCCGGTCGTTCTGCTGGATCATCTTGTCGTTTGCTTGCTGCGCGAACTCCGCTAGGTTTTCTTGCGACCACGTTCTGAAGTTTGACATGTTCTTCCGTTGTAAATTTGTGCCCGTTGCCGCACTCGCGGCGGCGTAAAGTAAAGCCTGTTTTGTTTCTTGTGTCTTCCACAGTACTCCACGCGCCACAAGTCGGACATTTCAAGCGTTTTTCTCCTTGCTAGCTTGCTCAATGGCTCTGGCAAACGCAAACCACTGATAGTTTTGTTCGTGCTTTTGTAGGATTTTGCTTATTTCTTCGTCCCGTAGCTTAACCCAAGGCTTTTTGTAGTCTTGGATGTCATCATCATCATTGTTGTCTATTGGCCTCATGGTGTCACCATTCTCTTATAGTTGGCTGCAAGGGTGCTGTGCATGTGTGAATCGTGGTCAGGTCAGCAGTGCGCTTGCCGCAGCGTTGGCAGAAGTTGCGTTCCTCTGGCTGCGCCAAAGCATCTTTAATCGCCCATCGAACAAGCCTACGCTCATGTGCATTTGTTTCAATGTATTCAAGGCACATCTTTAGTGCTTCGTCTTTAGTCATAAGCTCCCCCTTGCCTCAATCCAATCGGGAAAAATCTTGCTCTGCGCTGGATAGTTTTTTTGCCATTCAGTCGCAGCCTTTTCATTTAAGAATTTCACGCCGTTTTCAAGGTCGGACATGACACAGGAGTGCCACTGATCGTAGATTGCATTACGCTCATCAGCGCGGACAAGGTCGGCAAAGCGTTCAAGGTCTTGAGGAGTCTTTAATGCCCATTCACTAAACCCAGCCTCACGCGCCATCTCAATGATTGTTTTCATATCAGCAAGCTCCAAACCCAAAGCCCTGTAAAGAACAGCAGCAAAACGACCACCATCAGCGCCACCAAAACAAAGCCAACTACAACACTGCCAACCATCTGCCACGCTTGCGGCACTGGCTCAATGTCCTCTGGTATCACCGGATACGGCTTGATCTTGCGGACTACTTCCGGCTCTAGCTCCGCATTGGTAAAGTGGCAAAAGTGTTCGCATTGCGGTGTGTGTTGGCAGATAGCGCCTGTATCACACACCCTGTTCATGCAGCCTCCGTGTAGGCTTTAAGACGCTTAATCCGGTTGCGGTTATAAACCACCAGCGCCTGCGCGTATTCAACGCCAGTTTCAGCCCGTAGCAGGGCAAATTCTGCCTCTTTAAGCTCCAATGCTACAGCTTGGGCAGGGGTAAGCACCTTAAAAACTTCTAGCAATTTAGGCCATTTCATAGTGTCCATTCCCTTTCTTGGCGATTGGAATTTGACTTAACTGTTTTGCCGGTCAGCCGGATAAGGCCAAGTTTCTGCATTTCGTTCAAGCGCCTTGCAATCTGGTTAGGGTCAAGCCTTGAGTAAAAGGAAATGCCATCTTTGCCAAGCGGCCCAATCGTGCTGAGTGCCTCCAAGATTTGAGCGTAGTGAGAGCTAACGTCTGTGATGGATGCCGCTGCCTGGTGGGATGTGGCGGGGTCACTGCTACGCGCCCGTCCAAACTCACCCGCTGGAATAATTTTCTTAAAAAAATCTTTGTAGTCCATGATGCACCTTAAAAAAAGAAGGGGACTTACGCGCCAGGCAACTGCGGGAAGCACAGCGCTGCCCCAAAAAATTAGAACGGAATATCGTCCGGCATGTCATCAAACCCGCTAGATGCCTTTACCGGACGGGCAGCAGGCGGGGCAGAGAAAGAGGCTGGCGCATCTGTCTTTTGCTCAAAGCATTGAAACCAGCCATCAAACGGGGCGGGAATGCTGTCTAGCTTAATTTTCATCTTGCCATTCTCAGCCCAAACAGTGCCGTGCGTAGTCCAGTAGGTCTTTTTCTGCCCCTGCGATTCGTACTCACGGGCGGCATATTTAATGTCGTATTTCATAATTTTTCAAGTTCCTTAATTTTGCTGTCCATCTCACCAAGAAATTTAACCACCTCAGCTTCCAGCCCTGCCACATAAGCAGGGTCGTAAACCTCGCGCACAATGAACACTTGCAGTCTCTCCGGCAGGCGCGGGTCAAAGCTCACAAAGTCGCACCAGTGCCGTCCAGTGCAAGCCATCTGCCATTGCACTTGGGCGCGGTGCTTTGTGGGCATCTTTTTGCCCAGCAAGGTATCCAAGTGGGTGGCAGTGTTAGGACACTTAATCTCAATCAAGCCAGAGTCGCCCACCAAGCCATCAGGAGATGCCCCAGACTGCTCAATTGACGGGTGGGTTACAAAGCCTTCAGCTTGCACTAAAACGCCTTTGGCGGCCTCATACGCAGACAAGGCTGCTGGCTCTGTGTCTGTCCCGTGCTGCATGGATGCGTTACTGTAAGACTCAGCAGCAGCGCCGGTCAGCCTTTCGCAGATCAGCAGCGCCATGTAATTGGCTCGGGTGGCTGAATAGCCGGACTGAGTTTTGCCAATGATGTCGCTGATGCGGCTGGCGGTCACTTTGCCCAGACGGGCGGAAAACCATTCGGGTGTGCGCTGTTCCATTAGACTGCTCCCAATTTCTTTTTCATGGCATCCTTGGCCTTAATGATGGTGTTCTGCCAGGCTTCATCACCCTTACAGGCAGCGTAGCCTTCCTTAAAAGCCTTGATTAGCTGTGGCTCATCAGCGGCTGCATTGATGGCGCTAAGGTGGTCTGTCAGCCCGTCCACTGTCCTGATTTCGGTGCGGCGGCTTCCGGCATTGCCATCGTCATCTTCAGGGGCGATGCCGCAAGCTGCCATCAGGCTGTAGCGCCTAGCGTATGTCAGGGCGCTGCCGTAGCCTTGTGGGTCTTGCTTGCTGGCCGGAACGTGCAGCTTGCCGCATTCCAGCATCTCGCCAGATTCGTGGATAAAGACTGTTTCAACAGTTACGCCTGTGGCATCCTCGCTGGTGCGCTGGATTAACGCAATGCCAGCGCTGTTAAGGCTGCTCATTACGGCATCAACGCAAGCGCCAAGGTCTGCGTATTTGCTGCGAAAGTGCGGGTTTGTAGATGACTTCAGGGCTGGGCCAAAAGCCTTTTGCGCTTGAACTAGCGCGGTTGCAATGTTTTTCATAGTTTCTTTCAAGTTAATTCACGTTGTAAGTGCTGCAGTTCTTCAGTGGCAATCTGGAGATGGCGGCGCTGATCTTCTATGACTTGGCACAACTCAAACACGCTATGCCGTAAAAAACCCACTTGGTAGGCGCACCGGACAAGCGGGTCTGTGCTGCACTTGCTGCCGGTTTCAGCGGCTTGGATGATCTGCTCGGCATTCATGATGACCACCAGAAGAACAGAACAGCGGCTAGTGCTACGCCAATAATGAGGGCAAGCAAGAAGTCAAGCGCAGCATCTGCGCGGTCTGATGGGTTCATAGACCCTCCAGAATCATTTGTTCGATGCGCTGCACAATTGCAGGGTTGATGATCTCAAGGCAGTCTTTGTGCGACCCGTCCAGATGCAAAGCGTAGACTGTAACGATGGCAGGCCAGGCGGGATCAATGTCTGTGGCTGGTTCAGCAGGCTCTAGCTCGGCAAGGCCAGTAAAGATAAAACCTTCAATGGTTTTGTCAAAGTGAATGTTCATAGTTGCTCCAAAAAGACCCACCGAATTAGTGGGATTGATTGAACTATAGCAAAGAAACAATCCAGCAGTCAACAACTTGTTTAAAATAAATTCACAGAGTGTTGACTTTTTGCAAATTGTTGCTAACATGCAACCATGAACAAAGAACACCAGATTCAATCTGACAAAGACTTGATTGCCCATCTTGGTGGGCCTGCTTCTGTTGCCAAGCGGTTGGAATTTAACTCTACGCAAAGGGTTCACAATTGGCTAACAAGAGGCATTCCACCCTCTGTCAAACTAGCTTATCCAAAGATTTTTTTAAAAAAGATTGGCAAAAAATGATTGGCGTGTGTAATTTTTGCAACAAGCGCATTGTTGGTAGAGAGCCAGCAGCTAGGTTTTGCTTTCCTTGTGTAGACGGCAAAAGCAAACGGACTGGCGCAACAAGCGCACACAATGCGGTTAATCAAGCTGTCAAGAAAGGCATCCTTGCGCCTGCAAAAACGCTTGTGTGTGTTGATTGCAATGAAATGGCAGATCGCTACGACCATCGTGATTACAACAAACCCCTTGATGTTGTCCCTGTGTGCCGCAAATGCAATGCACAGAGGGGCGAAGCTACCCCTGTTTTTTTTGAAACAGCACAACAATGCAATTAATTACTGAACAACAACAGGCAACGCTGCAAACCGCCATTGCCAAAGCTGGTAGCAAGGCAAAGCTGGCGCGGCTGCTGGGTGTGTCTAGGGCGGCTGTAACGCACTGGAAAAAGCTACCTAATGGCAGGCTCTACCAGCTACAAGTCACGCAGCCGGATTGGTTTAAATGAACTATTTCACAGCCACACAGATTTTGGACAAAGCCCGTGAGGGTAAACGCTACCCATTGCACATCATTAATCAGGCACTGGAGTTAACAGGGGACATTGATGAGTCACATGCTGGAATGCGAGGCAAGGGAGTGGATCAAGCGCCACAGGCAGAAGGCCAGGGAGATGGGGGCAAACGCAGCCCATTTGTGGTGGCGCAAGGTGTCATACGACATAGCGCGGATTCGTGGTCAGTCGGCGTTTGATGAATTGCGTGACGAAATGAACAGGCAACGTGCTCACGTTTGAAGTGCCAGGCGATCCCCACGGCAAGGGACGGCCTAAATTTGCACGGCGCGGCAACTTTGTGCAGACTTACACAGACAAAAAGACCACCAGTTACGAAGATTTGGTGAAGTTTCACGCCAACATTGCAATGGTAGACCTAGACCCGCTAAAGGGCGCTGTGGCGGTTTACATCTACATCAAGCTGGCAGTGCCTAAGTCGTACTCTAAAAAGCGCACAGAAGCCTGTTTAAGCGGTTTGGAGCGCCCTATAAAGAAACCAGATTGGGATAACGTGGCGAAATCTATTTGTGATGCTATGAACGGGATTGTTTACATGGATGACACGCAAATCGTGGATGCCCATGTGACCAAGGTTTACGCAGCTAATGCGGGTGTGGATATTGGAGTTAAGGAAATTTAATGAGCTACATCGTGGCATCGTTGCCGCCTGTCAAATGTTTTGTCAAGCGTGAGTTTTTGTACAATTTCACCAAGGGGCATGGCGAACTTGAGCCTGCCATCTGGGTCAGCCTGAAAGCCTTGCGCGGCCAGGTGTTTCGTATTGAGTCGCTGCTGCCTGCTTACGGGGCGCTGTACGACAAGCTGCCCATCCATGCGTATGTATGGAAAGAGGGCGCTAGCGACTTGCCTATAGACACGCTCCAGCTTTGGGACTGCATGGGCTACAAGTTCACCATTGTGGAAAAGATAGGGCTACGCAATTTGGGTGTTAAGTTCCTTGGCAAAGATAAGCAATGGCACTTTGGGCGCTATCTGTTTACAGTGGACTTTTGCGCTGATGGCATGGAAGTGGACACGGGTTTTACAGAGCAAGCTGAAGAACACAAGTCTTTTAACTGGATCAAGTTAGAAGACGGCCAATTTGCCTGCCAGCCTAATAACAGATGCCTGTGGTACGACCAAAGCCTTATACCTGGCAAGACTAAATTCCCAGACTTTCAAGCTGCCCAAAATCTGTGGACAGTAGACGGCACACGCAAGTGGTCGGCTGGTGATGATTGGTTTTACACCATTGAGGAAAAGACTTGATTCCCGAAGACGCAGCGCAGTCGATCAGAGACAAAGCGCCACTGTACGGGGAGGCCAAGGCCCAACGGGTGTACCTTGAGGAATTCCGCAAGTCTAAAAAGGCTATGCTGATGAAGGAGGCTCTAAAGCTAAAGGTGGAGGCGGCCAACGCACAAGAGCGTGAGGCTTACGCTGACCCTGAATATGTCCAGCTCATCAAGGGTCTAGCATTGGCAATAGAAAAGGAAGAAACCCTTAAATGGGAGCTTGAGGCTGCTAGGCTTGACATTGAAATTTGGCGCAGCCGTGAGGCTACCAACAGGACACAGGACGGGGCGCACAGGTGATAAAGCACAAGTACATCAGAAGCAAGAAGCTGTTAAAGCTGGTGGCCGGTTTGGACTGCCAATCTTGCGGGTCTGGTGAGATGGTGCAAGCTGCCCACACCAATTGGGGCGGCGGCAAGGGAAGGGGCATAAAGGCTGATGACAACCTAATCGCTGCCTTTTGCCTTAGATGCCACTATGAAATAGACCAAGGATCAAAGTTAAGCAAAGAAGAAAGAATGGAGAAGTGGCTTAAAGCCCACAGCAAGACTGTTAACGCTTTGCGATCTGTTTGGCCTGTTGACATTCCTTTACCGGATGGTCTATGATGTTGTTGTCAAGTGGTCGCAACACAAGACAAACATGAGGCCATTTTCTCATGCGTTACCCGTAAGGGGCTGATGTTGCGACCATCAGAACGCAGTAGAAAGTGGCTTTTTTGCGTTCCAGTGCCGATTGCTGATGACGAAACAATGCACCAATGTCGTGGTGGCTATCGAGAAAAGCGATGCGCTTACTGACAAGCCAGCGCGAGAACTTTCAGCGGTATCTCAGGAACAAGGCAAACGTGGTGATGTGGAGCTTAGGCCATGCTTAATGGTCGCCTTGGAAATAGAAGCTGACCTTATGGGAGTGGTAGTCGTAAAAGATGGCCAAAGTCGGGGGTATCATCCGCTTGGCTTGTCCTATGGGAAATGCTAAAATAAAACAAGGAGAATTCATCATGGCTCAAGATAAAGATGTTGCAGACTTCATTTCCACGCTGCTGCACAGTGGAACAGTGACCCATTTCATGCACTTATCCACAGACTCCTTTGCCACGCACATGGCCTTAGGTGGCTACTACACAGAAATCATTGAACTGGTAGACAACTTTGCGGAGGCTTACTCTGGTGCGTACCAGAAGATCAAGACATTCCCTGAGAACTTCCACAATGCCAAAGACCCCGTGCGCTACCTAGAGAGCATTTGCGACTATGTGGAAAAGAACAGAAAAGCAATGCCGGATAACAGCCAGCTACAAAACATCATTGCCT